CAGCACAGGGTACGATAGTTTCGGGCCTGAGTTCTGTAAAGGTATTTATACATTATCTCATCTTATACCTATACGGTCAACCCCCCTTGTGACAGTTATACAACTGGCACACTAGTTCAACTTAATTAACGTACCTGTTACTCTAACTACACCTGATGATTTAAGATCAACATCACCAGTACCTTCTAATGTCAATCCACCAATTGCTTTTAATGTAGCAACTCCCAATGCTTCTAAATCCATCTTACCAGCAGTTGCCTTTGCTTCATAATTAACCAATGCTTCTTGTTTAATGTTAGTCTTTGCTTTAACAGTAAATGATCCTACTCCATCAATAGTTGGCCATGAAGGACCATTACCAGCAGAAACCATTACACTGCCTATGTTAGTTAACATACTAAGGTTTCCTCTAACACAATGTATATTCAAAGAACTAAGTCTTGAATCTTTAACCAACATTAAACCATTGGCGAGTCCAAGAACTTTTACTCTTGCAACACCACCTGCTTGAACACTAAGATCACCTAACGTTTTAATATTAAGATGTCCTGGTGTTATTAAATTATCAGTTGCTCTTGGATCAAATTGCATAGTGGTTTTCTCACTAGCAACTGTCATATCTTGAGACCTAATTAATCTATCACTAATATCTGTTACTTGTGTTATCTTACCAGCATTCATTACTATCTCACCACCACCAGTTGGTCCTGCCTGTATGACAACCTTTTCTTTCGCCATAAGGGTTAGGACATCTCCAGCATCTATTGTGATGTGTCTTCCTCTTATATGCTTACTACCATGAACTTCTTCAACAACATCACCATAAGCAATCACTGAATGTGCTATCTGATCTTTATCATTCTCTGCTCCTTCACCCTCAACACTACTCTTTCCACTTGAAACATATTCTTGAATACTAGGACCACTCTTAATTAACTGTCCACCCTTAGTATTAATAAGAATCCTACCACCACATAGTTTACCACCAGCTTGGGAACCTGCCTGAAACATGATATCACCATTATTTCTTATGGTAATTCCAACACCACTTGTCTTACCAACAATATTCAAATCAGTTCCATATGGACTCTTAATGTTTCCATCTTCCATAATAGACCAGTTCTTACTTGCCACATGAACTTTGATCTGTCTGAATATCTCCTTTTCTTCTTTCTCATCAAGTGGCAACAGAGGTGTTTCTTCACGTATAATATTTGCCTTTGGAGTATTACCAACAACACTTTGAACGACTTTTCTATCAAAACTATTTGTCATAATAACCTCTTAAGGACAATCAATGTAAGATCCTGTTCCAATCTTAGCGGAACCAATTGCAACACGTGCCTGTGGTTCTAAACAAGAGAATGATGGAAGGAACGTTGCACCATACCCACCACCACCTAAGATGATAATAGTTGGATATGTGTCAAAAGTTATTTCTCTATTCTTAATTCTAACACTAACAACCTGACCATTTTCAACCACTGCCTCTGCTACAGTATCGTCACCATTAACATAAACAATTGGAGCAGATGTATATTCTCTACCTGGTCTGATCATAGTAAATGAATCTATGATACATTCTTTATTTGCAACGGTAGGTGAATTTAATTTATAACCGAATCCTGGATCTGTGATACGTACCTCACTTAAAAATCCATTATCATCCAGTAAACCAATTGCTGCTGTACCAATTCCAGCACCAGTAATAAAGACAGAAGGTGCTTCTGTGTATGGATCACCAGAATCTTCAATTTGTACATCAATAATTTCACCACCTGGTCCCGTAATAATCTGACCTATTGTTGGTAATTTTGCTGGTCTGTCTGGGGGAACAATTGTTGAACCATCTTCTGCTTTCAATTTCTCTAATTGAGTAAGTGACGATGTATCAGACAATATAAGAACACTTGCTCTAGCACCTGTACCAGTAATAGCAAATATTAATGTCTCATCAAATTCTTTATTATCTTCATCCTCATTAATTCCAACAATTACTGTTGCAGAATTCTGATTAACTGTAAACTTTCCACCCAAGGTAAAACTTACAATATCAGATGGAGTTATATTTGTACCAAATAATCTATAAGATAATACAGTTCCGTTTGGAACATTCTCAGTAGTTATGGTATAGGTGATAAATCCACCTTCCTTGACTGATTCTCTATCTGCTACCACATTATAGGATCTTCCTAATTCATCAGTGATATTTGTAGTGTCACCTTCAGATCCATTTGCAGCATCAGGTATAGGTGAGTCTGGAAATAGGTTAGGATTATTTGGATTTGATGATCCTCCAGTAGGATTATCAACTCCTGTTGTTGGTGGTTCTCCTTGAGTAGGATCTGGTGGTGTATTTTGTGCTCTAATAACACATCGTCCCACATTCTTATCTGTAACTGCTGAGATAGTACCTGGTGTACCTTTGTTTATAACAACAAAGAAATCTTCTCTTTGTTCAAGTTCTGTATCTTGGAATGTTCTTACTGAGATAGTTTTTTCTACTTCACCTGCACGAAAACCTAGAGTACCACTAGTTTCTTCATAATCACTTACTTTCAATGCTGTACCGTCTCTAGTTGAAAAATCAACACTTGATACAATATCTGTTTTACCTGCCCTTCTTACAGTAAACACAGCAAATTCTCCTTCCTTGACATAAATGTCATTAATACTATATGCTACAAAATCTCCTGCTGGAACGAATTGAATACCGCCAACAAATGAAACATCAGTATTTGGAATTCTATTACCTGTAAACGAATCATCACATGCATATTGATTCCAATCCTTTGGAGCATCATCTAAACTTTCAAGCAAGTCATCTAAAAAATCAGTCTTCTTATCTGTAGCACAATCAGTACAAACTTTCGTTACTTTACTACATTTCTTGTCAGGTCCACTACATGTAATACCAAGAATATTTAAAACATAGTTAATAGCATCACCAAGAATATTAAATGGTTTTGCAATTGCACCAAGAAGATCTTGTATTGGTCCCAAAATACTACTCAGAAGATCATTCATTAATGACTGGATCTTATTCAAAATACCGTTAACAAACTTATCAACCTGACATGCTGTTTGCTTGTAGATATTAAACAAATATCCAAAAATAATATCTTCAATAAATTCTGCTAATCTATCACCAAGATCTGCCATCTCACAACCAATCTTCGCCAACATTTCATTGAAGAACTTAGTTACCTTTGATAGTGAATTACCAGTACCCTCTGGATACAACAAAGCATCAGTCAAAGCTTTGACTGCTTCTCTCATTTTTTCAACTACAAAACCTTTAACAGAAGCAACAAATGTTCTTATAAGTTGCTTTGCTTTAGTAACATACTTTCTAGCAACATTAACAGAATCAGTCAATTCACCTGTTACTTCATTAACCAAGTAAGTTCCTAACTTACCATCATTGCGTTGTGTTTCATAAAGCATCTCTTGAAATAATCTACTAAAAGTTGCCTTCAAGTCCTTTTCTTTACCACACTTATCTGCGACTTCTACACACCAATTAATTCCAGCAGGGTTAGTCTCGCTGTTTGCAGCATATTTTGATTTTATAAACAGTGTTTCTGCATCACTAATCAACTCACCATCTTCGGTTTCTCTTTTCTTACCATCTGCTGCATTTCCACTAGCAGCAGTATCTAATTCAATACTACCTTCAAATTGATCAAATTGTACTTTATTCTCTGCTTTAACAAATGTTGTAAATGATTTACAACCTGATTCACCTGGTGTAGGATCCTGATCCTCACTCTCTCCTTCTTTAAAGGAATTAGCAGTTCTACCAATACTACCAATAATCATTGGTTGTTGTTTATTGGTATCTAAGAAAAACCCAACCACCCATGTACCAGATTCTAATTGATCGGATACAGAAGTAGAACCACCAGGTGTATGTGGATTTGTGACAGGCATCATAGTTTGAGCCCACCCAAGAGTTTCAGACGATACTATCTCGCATGTCTGTGGATGGTGTCCAACAATACGTACACGATATCTGCCAGATCCTTTAGGATCCTCACCAGTATCAGATTCAATTTGTCCTATAAACCAATTGAATCCATCTGTGCCAATATTATGTGTTGGATATAAACTACTTAATGCCGAATCAGTCATCGTATACTAAACACTCAGGCTCGTCTGGATGTTGATCACAAAATAATTCAAGTGCATTTGGATCATGGTGATCTCCTGCTTCAATCTCTTTTTTATGATGCTCTTCATATTCTATGAGGTCATGTAACTCCTCCTTAGCATGTCTGCGAGCAGCAGGGTTTGCTGTTGGATCATCAATGATCTCTTTATCTTTTTTAATATGGTCTTCTATTGATTTCATGGTTTATTTTACCTTAGTTTCTTTATTTTTGATTCCATAGGAATCTCTGATCAATTCTAGCACACTATAGACTAAATCGCCTGTAACGTGGAATTGGTGTGTGACTCTCTTAACCAAAAAGGTTCCACTATGTTCTGGATCCCAAGTATCACCACCCTCTTTTAACACTTCTGCTTGTTGACTAGGAATTCTAATCTCAATGCAATCACCAGCACATAATTCTAAATGTCCTGTGGTAGATATATTCAAGTGTTGGTTGAACATAAGACCTGCTCTTGCTATAGATTGTTGAATAAAAGAGGATGAATAATCCTTTACTCTATTCTCACCTTCAATAGCAGCAGATTGAGTTCCGTTATACCAGAACTCATTATTAACAACCGAGGAAAGTACTCTGGTTGGAGTTTTAGACCTATCAATAGAACCTTGAGGTAGTTTTGTTTGACTTCCTAGATGTTCCATCTTAGTCCATTCCTTCTCCATAGAATACACTGATTCTTCGTACTTGCCAGTATTTATGTTGAAATAACAAGAAAGTGAGGAGTATGATCCTTCTCTCAATTTTTTCATCATATCAATTTCATCAATATAAGATATCTCCTGTATAAGATTTGCACTTTCTTCATCCCTCTTACCCATAGAATAATAGAACCATTCATTCTTAGGTATCTTTGGATAATCAGCAACCAACCCATCAAAAGATCTAAAATTAAATCCTTCCCTTGTTTGGAAAAACACAAATCCAGCAGTCTGTTTTTTCTTCCTTGGTATTGCCTGTGTTTGTAACGTTCTTATAACAGAAAATGGTGATTGTCTTCTAGGGATAAGTTTACAACCATTCTGCGTTTCTTCAAAAGAACCTTCAGTTATTTCAACATCAAAATTATCTTGAACAAGTTTCCCAACCACACTTGTTATGTTATCTCCTTCTATTGCCTGAGCAACCTTCATTCTTTCATTTAACAAACCTTCTTCTGATATAAGACCTAATGTATATACTTGCTTCCTATCAGCATTTTGTCTATTAGCAACTGTCCATACACGATAGGTATAGGTATAAGTATTGTCAAATGTATCTTCTACCTCTATGGTAACCTTTTCATTACCTTGAATAGGCATACTACTAATAAGACTTGTAGCATTATCAACTACAATTAATCTTCCCTCATATGCAGGAGACATAATATCCTCAATATGATAGAAGTGAGATACTAACTTAGTTATATTAGCATATGGTTTTGTCTCATCATCAACAGAGAATATTGCTATTGCTTTTGTCCTAAGCGATGATGCATATGGTTTTGTCTCTGTCATGCTTAGTAATTATATGGTGAAGGGTAATATACATCCATTATTGCATTAGGATTGT